AACTAATTTCATGTAATTTTTAACTTCTCGTGTTAACACATTGTGAGGATAAACTCGTCCATTGCCGTTAACGGCGTCTGATTCTTGTAGTTTGGCGGGGAAAATGAGCGCGCCCCCACTAACTTGTTTCTTTTCCGCCTCTGTCAAGAGGTCTTGACAACCGCGATCATCGCACTTTAATTGATAAAATTCTCTTAAAAGTGTTTTTGACATCTATTTTTTCCTTTTCCGCGGGCGTTACCCGCGCGATACTGGAGCCGCCGCAACAATGGGCAACTGGTCGTAACATCCATCTTTTCTTAACCATGGTGACACTCTCCTTCGTTTTTGTGGGTTATTTTCAACCCGAAATCATTAACCAGAGCACTCATTAAATAAGTAGTTCCAGACCCTAAACATCCTAAAATAAGCGCATTGGCTACGCTATACTCAAAAGTAAATAGTTCTGTGTGTCTATTAATTCCAAACAAAAATACACCAGACCAGAACCCCATGCACATTGGACAATGAAATAACTTTCCAAGACCGTATAACCAATCTTTTGAGGGGCGTATTTTATTGAAAATTGAACCGAAAACTAAAATTTGAGTGAGGCCGTAGGCTGCCAAAATAAAATAAATTAATTCCATCTATACCTCTTATTCTTCATACATGCCGTAAAGACCATAAGCTGTGTTGATGCCAGCGTATTGTGTCATTGTGCCTTGACGTTTTTTGTGGGGTACTTGGCCGAGCCGAGTGGAGTCTGCGGCGTCCGGCTCTAATAATTCTTTCTCGAAATCCATTTCATAGTTTTTAACTGCATCGAAGTGAGGCGCCTCATTTAATAAAAAGCCAACTACAGAATATAAAGTCATTTGAATGGGGTCTACTCTTTCGGGCTCAGCGCTTTCTAAAATTAATCCCTCAAGGGAGCCATATACATTTCCTCCATGAACTGAACCGGGATCAATAACTCCTTTACGGCTAAGATGGTCAAAAAGTCGCGATTGTGTGGCATAAACACTATCACTATACTGGTACTTTGAAAGGGCGAAAACTTTTTTATTTTTAGGAGACAAAACAATATCAATTTCCGGATGGTCTAAAATTAATATGTTCCCATCTAAAGTTTTGCGCGCTTTTAATCTTATTCTGGCGTCAACAGGGTTTTCAACTTGTACTTTAATGGTCATTAGGATTTAATCTCATCTGCTAAAATTTGTATCTTTAAAATTTGCTGTAAAAACTCTTGATCTACTGGCTTTTGATTCGAGGCCTCTAAAAGATTTTTAATTTCTTTCATTTTTGAGGCCATCTGCTCGTCTTGCTTAACCTCTTCCACCTCGAAAGAACTATTAATTTCATTTTTTAGGCTCTGGATCTCTTCATTCAAATAAACTTTAAAATCTGTGCCGTTGTCCAAAAAAGAAAGAATAAATTTATTAAGTAATGCTTTTTGGTTTTCTAAAAGGGAGCTACTATATTTTTTATTAAACCTTTCAATAAACTTGTTTACAACCAACCCGGATAGATGGGTATTTTTCTTTTTGTCTGATGTTTTATTCATAGTTATTCTTTTTAAGACGCCCTCTTCTAAAATCACACGACGTTTTGTACTGGCGTCGTCATTAAATATTTGTGACAAAGTTGCAATGTCTTTATAATTGGGGACAAAATTAGAAAAGACACCTTTTGATAGCTCTTGATTTATTTTTTTAATTAATGTGCTCTGCTCTTTAAAAACTTTTTTTACATTAAGATTTTTATATTCTTTTTTGGTTTCCTGAATTAGTTTTTCCGCCGTGTGGGGGAGCAGTTCTTGGGTTTCTAATAAATTTTTAAACAGCTGAAGTTCTTTGCCGATCTCAGTATCTTTTTGAAAGTGTTCTTTTAAAACAGCAATTGCTTTATTTCGATTTATTAAATCTTTATTAATAGTTTGCTTAATAATTTCCCTTACTAACATTTCGTAAAGAAGGGCCGTATTTCTCTTTTTATTGTGTCTTGCCATCGTCTTTTTGTTCCAGTTCTTGTATTAAGTTTTTAATGTTCTGATTTACCTCAAGAAGTTTGCGCTCTTCATTATTATAATTAGTTTCTTTCTCCTCGGAAATACCTTTTCCGAGTCCGAGCAATTCGCTGGCTCCCATGGGCAGCGTTCTCAATTGTCTTGCAGGCAATCTGGCCATTTCATGTGATCCTTGTGCTCGGAAGTGGCGCTTCCGGGCGCCCTGTTGGCGCTTATCAACTTTTACGCGCTTGTACGCTTTTCCTTTTGAGCCAGGAGTGGTATAGGAGCCGTCTGGTTTAACTTTTACCTGCATCCAAGCTTTCTCATCGCGGTGGCCCGGCGCTGCTAAAAGTGCTGTGTCTGCTTCGGGTCCTCCTTCTGCGCCTGGTGGGGCGCCTGCTCCAGCTTCTTCTGCTGCGCCTCCTTCTTCCGGTGGGGGCGCCATTTCTTCACCTCCTAGAGCACCCATTTCACCGCCCATTCCAGCGCCCATTCCACCGCCGAAAGCGCCACCGGCACCTCCGCCCATTCCGCCGCCTTGAGCTGCCATTTCTCCTTGTGCCATGGCCTGAGTAAAGTTCATATCATAGAAAAGTTCTCTTTGATTGCGTAAGAACTCTTCTTCTGAGATGCCAAAGAGATTTCTGGCTAACCAGCGTTTGCTAAAGAAGCCCTCGGTAGCCTGCGCCGCCACTGAAAATTTAGTATTCCAATTTTCAAGGTCTTGCATCTCGGCAATTTTAGATGGGTTGTGCAATTTTAGGTTGAAAGAGAGCAAATCGTCCCCCCTATAGCCAAGAGTGTAAAGATGAATAATCGCTATCTTCTCTAGTTCCGTCACTACGGATCGCTGAAGCCGCTGAACTGTTCGAGCAAACCGAATATCTTTTTGTGCCAACGTTGCTTTGTCTTCGTCGCTTCCTTCGGCTCTCGACAAATAAGAAGCTGGGATTTTTAACGCAGAAAACAATTTATCTCTCAGATATTTGACATCCTCGATATCGCCAGTGTAAGTGCCTCCGGCTAAAGTAGATATTTCGGTACCCACGCCTCCGCGCACAGGAATAAAGTAATCCTCTTCAATGCTGAGTGGGTTGTAACGCAAGTCTACACGGCCGGTATCTGGGTCGACAACTTGGTTTCTTTTCATCGAGGTTATAATGCGCTGCATATATTGTTCAATATCTTGGGGGGGAATATTTCCTACATCTACCTTAAAAACTCTTCGCTCTGGAGCACGAACAATTCGATACGCCATCATCGCATCTTCCAAAAGTACCAGTTGGCGCCAAATTCGTCTGGCCCCGTCTAAAATAGAAGTTCCATAAGGAGCAAATTTATCATTTCCTAAAATTCTAAATTGTGCGACTTGCCAATTTTCAAATGATACGCCTCCGGAGTTCCACTGAAATTGTACGTAATTGGGATTCGTTTTGTCTTGTCCCTCCATTCGTTCGATCTCTTGGCTAGGAAGGCCGACTACTTGTTTAATTCCCATTTCAGCATCAATGTCTAAGTAAAGATAGAAATCACCATATTTGCACATGGTGCGGCACCATCCAAAAAGATTAAAACTAATATTGAGAACATTATAAAATAATGTATCTAATATGCCTTTCACCTCTTCATCATTAGATTCGATTAGAAGAACCTTTTTAATACTACTGTGAGTTGTCATTTCATCCGCGTAAATATCGAGTGCCGAAGAAATTTCTGGTGTGTATTCCATTTGATCGAAATCTGCGTACCGTTGTAAGCGGGACTGCGTACCCATCATATAAGAAGAATGATTATCAAAAGGACTATAACCTACTCTTTCGAACTTTTGGCCTGCAACATCTTTAAAAGTCTTTGCATATTTGTCTAGGCGCCGTCTTCGGAGTTGTCGTGTGTTCTGTGAACGATAATTAATCAGGGGGCCGGAAAATAATTTTGTTAATCTCTTATAAAGTGGAGAATCCGGATTGCGTGGGTTTTTCTTGTTTGGTGTGGCCATTTAATTTATCCTTTTAATAACCAAAGGTATTCTTGTAATTTCTTTTTCTCATCAACCATCTTTTCAAAAGCCTCTGTTTGTGTCGGTTTTTGCTGGCCCGGTATTCGAGTGTCAAGTTTGGTATTATTTGTTATTATACAATTTAAAAATGCTTTTTTGTACTCCAAATCTCGCTCATTCTCAATTAAGGCAGTATCTCTTACCCAACATCCAATCGCACAAGCCATAATTAAATCGTCATTATAGCTGCGCTGTGCTTGCGGTCTTCCATTCTTCCAAATAAAAGTATCTAACTCATTAATTAATCTCTTAGAATAAATAGTCAACATTTTATTTCTTATATACTCTTCAAGCTTAGCAACTATTAAAGGTCGAGTTTTAAGTGAAGTGGTAAATCCTGCAATCGCGCTCGAAGTTGTCTCGGCTTGATATTGATCAATGTATTCGTGCGATGATTTAATCGAATGATATACATTAGGATACGCTTTATCAGCTAATTTATCTAGTACTGCAAATCCTACACTATTGTTTTCCACCACAACCATGGCGTTTCCATATTCTCGGCCAGCATTATAAATTATTTCAGAAAACAAATCCGGCGTAACTTTTCCCTGGTATTCCGCAATAATCTCCAGGGTCTCTAGCTTAAAAATATGAAAAACAGAAAAATCGGCGCCGTCCCCACGAGAAACGTCCGCCACAAGTAAATAAGTGTTTTCTTGTTTGAACTCTTCCCAGATCCAATAATTTCTATCAATACCTGTTCGATATTTTGGCTCTTGCAGGCCCTTTTTTAAGCGCTGAATGTCGTCCGGGTCAATAACGGTTTCTCCGGAAGTGTTGAAGTTGCATTCGTACTCTTGGGCGATCTGGCGTTTGCTCATGTTTTTAGTTTCTATCTCAAACCATTCTTGATCTCTGTCCGGATGTACATCCCACATCAAATGAACAGGAAAGAATTCATTTTGTCCGCTTTCTGATTTGATGTAAGTCTCATGGAACCAGTCGCCGACGCCGTTTGGGGTTGATAAAGCGATACAGCGGCCACCCGTAGAAATCGTCGGATAGAGCGCTGTCCATAAATCAGTTAAATTTTCAACATGTGCGGCCTCGTCAACCACCAGCAGAGATAGCGCTTCTGATCGACCTGCATCGGCAGAAGTCGAAGAAGCTTTAACCTGAGACCCATTGCTTAGTTCAAATGAATTCTTGTTATCGACGTCAATATTAGCAATTTTTAACCAAGGTGGTAAATGTTTAATAATTCCTTTAACTTTGCGTACTAAGTTTGCTGCTGTGCTTAATTTGGTTGCGACAACAAGAACATTTTTATCTCGATGAAAAAGCATTAGCCATGCAATATATCCGGCCACAATTGTAGATATACCTAACTGGCGTGCTTTAAGAATAATCGTAAATCGATGATCATCAAAGGTTTCTAACAACTCCTCTTGATAATCATATGTTTTAAATGGAATTAGGCCGTGGCCTGGGTGTGGGATTTTAGCATAATTGTTAGCAAAATATTGGGAGTCTTTGCCGCATTTTAAGACTTCTTTTAAGATCTCTTTTTTTGTTAATTTGTAGCTCATTACGCTCTAGCGT